TCTCCTCCAATAACTAAATATGAAATTTGATAAGGGGGAATCGGAGTATCGGTTTGTACACCTGAATCTGTTACTAACCAACCTTGTGTAGCATCTACATACACTAAAGTAACAGCAACTCCATCTATTGACATTACTCTGTCATTAGTAGATCCACCTATATTTAATCCATTAGGATCTATTGTTAAATTATTTGTTCCGAAAGTTCCTGCGTAATCACACACACCAACTACTGCCCCTGCACTTGGTGCAGCTGGAAGTGTTACTGTAAAAGCTGCTGAAGTTGTATCTGCAAAATATCCTACTCCAGATACTGCTGGACTTGGGTCTGCTGTAATCGGAGTGGTGTTCCACGATACCGCTCCTGTAGGACCGAATCCTGCAGCTGTTCCTGAATTAGAAATAATTGCTCCGCTTGGAATAGTAATCGTATCCCCAGAAGCACCAAGTGTTAAACTGGTACCTGATTGTGGTTCAACTGCATCTACTTCTATTTTAGACAACGACCAATACTCCTGTTACTGTAATAGTGTTAACGAACGTGACTGGACCTGCGAGGACCGCTGATTCAATTACGATATCTTTATTATTAAGAGTTTGAGCATGAGTATAGATTTGTTCTGCTCCTGGTTTATTTCCAATGTATATTTCATTATAGAAATCACTCATTTATAAAATCCTAACTTGTTGTACTAATTGCCTTAACCACACTTACTACTACATCCGCCGATACAGCATCACTTGAACTTGCGTTCAATACGTCTGTATCATTTAATACAAACTTAGCACCACCTTGAACTAACTCTACGGAAGAGTTGGGTGGTATACTTAAATCTTTTGCAATGTAAACTGTTCCTGATCCTGTTGGGGACATCCAAACTGAAATTGTAATTGCAGTTGCTAAAATATTAGCAATTCTAATACCTATAATAGCATCTGCTGAGGTAGGACTTGAAGTTGTATTAGTATACAATGCTGTAGTTCCTACTCCTAGTTGAGATGTTGCTGATGCGAAATTTTGTGCCATATTGTTTCCTTATATTTTAGTTTGTTAAAATAGTTAATATCATAGTTTTCCTTAAAGCGCTATTGACATGGCAACAGCGAATCCATCACTTGCCGCACCAATTGGTGCTCCGGTTGAATCTAAATAAACTGCTTTACTTGCAGGCAATGTACAAAATACATCTTTTGTACCACCTGTAAAAGTTACAACAGAATCAGAATTAGAACTTGTTATTACAGTTGTTCTAGTTAGAACAGTTCCACCAGCATCTAGTGTTCCTAATCCAACTTCCCATTCCGAAGTGCCTTGATTAAAAATAGCATAGTAAGTAGTATTACTGCCACCAATACCTAAAGCAAAAGTATCAAAACCAGTTTGTGCTCCGGCCAACGTAAAAGTACCGGTACCTGTGGAGGTACTAGTTTCTTTAACTCGGTCGTTTATTACTAACGCCATTTAATTTTTAATCTCCTAATTACGAAGTGATACTTAAAATTGCGTCAGATCCAGAAGGTGAACCAGCTGTTGGGCTTGGGAATGTAACTGTAAAAGTTCCATTTGAACACGTTTTGCTTCCGCCAAAATCTAGTAAAACTACTAGCTTATCACTATTTGTATCATTATATATTGTTGCATACGCCGCTGTAAAAGATGCGGGTGTTGGTGTTCCCCATACTGAATCAGCAAAGTCAACTGTTGCAACATTGGCAACATTAGAAACTGCTTGACTTGTTAATACATTTCCAGTTGCTGTGTATTGACTTCCGCCTCCAGAACTTACTTCGCTTGTAGCTGAGTAAACTGTACTAGCAGTTGTATATGGGTTTGCAGTATATAAAGCCAGTTTAAAAGAATTACCACCTGTTTGGAACTGATGTGTTCCCGATAGTAATTCTACTGGAAATGCATACGGTACTATATTTGCCATTTTTTATTTTCTCCTTAATTATTAATAACTTGATGATGGTTCAGATTTTAATTGAGTACGAATAACACCATCACTATATTCGTCTCGGCGTCTTCGACCTTGTTGTTCGATCGCATACGACATTAAAGCTTTTTCATAAGCTTGTGAATAGTATTGTAACATATCCTGTGGACCTTTCAAGTATCCATATGCATTAACTAGACAAGCGTATAAAAGTAAATCTTGATATTTATTGGACAGATAAGTACCTACAGTACTGTAAGGATTGGTTGAATTAGGTAGTGTAGTACTAGTAATACTTCCAGGTTCCTTATTATAAGCCAAGGTAATACTATATGTTTTATCAGGAGTGGGTGCTACTACCCAATATGTTTCATCCCAATTAGCGTAATATTTAGGTATATTGACAGAAGCAGTGCCTGGAGTAGCATAATATTCTGCCATAAAACTAGTGTCTCTTTGCTCTAAAAAGTACTGATTTCCATCTGAATCTGTTAATTGAGCATATCGTATAAATCGTAGATCAGCTGGAATGGTTACATATCTATTTCCAACTACTAAACTAGAAGTAGCATAAAAACGTTCTTGGTCACTATCTACTTCTCTATAAATTTTGTTTTCTGCGTTTACAATAATAGGGTTTAAAATAGTACTCGTAAATACAGTATCATCCACCTCTGTATAATTTCTAATATCTGTTTGTAAATTTGCTAATGTATATGCCATATTATACTGCTCCTAAAGTTACTGGTCCTGCGGAACAACCAATTCCACCACCTTGAATATTTCCACTTGTAGCATTACTTGTACTTTGAATAAAGAAATAATTTTCAGGTGTGGTTAATCCACCTCCTGTAGTAATAATATTTCCATTGGATTGAATTTGTCCAACAGTAATAATAAATCCATTTACATTACTTATATCACTTATATTATCAAATGTAGGAACGTTAGAAAACTGTTGTAAGTTAGTTGCATTAGGACCGCCGGATCCTGGAGTTGTTACTTGTGCATTTCCTCTTAAACGTACTATGTCCCCTGTAGCTCTTTGATGGTCTTGTGAATATATATTAACGTAAGTTATTCCACTAGAGATAATACTTTCAAATGGACTGGGAGTTAATAAAATTAATTGTGGAGTATCCTCTCCTTGAACTCTTGGATTGCGTAATGCTTGTGGATCACTTCCTACAGGTTTGGGATCTAGCTGTGGTTGTTTAGCTTCATATTCTGAATAATGAACCAAAGAACCATTCCACTCTCTTACCATTTCTGTGTAAGCAAATCTCATTCCAGAACGATCCGAAATAGCGTAGGCTTGTTTTCCTCGTGCGAAAGTTCCCATTACGACATTACTCCATCACCATAAAATGTATTAGGAGAGATAAAAGTAGAAGTACCTTCGTTATCCGCTTGTTGGGCTCTTAACAATTCATCTTCATAAATCAATCTTAAATTTTGAGTTAATTCAGGGGAGTATTTCATACTCAAATAATAAGTAAGCCCTGACATCATAGCAGGATAAAAACGATTCACTACATCCGTAGTGTTAGTGTAGGATCCAACATCTTGAATTTTGGACATGTAGTAAAAACAAAATTGGTAACTAGAAGGGGTAGTTGCATCTGAAAAACTAGAACTAGGAGTAGCATATAAATAAATACTAGGACTTGTTTTTCTATCTACATAATACTGAGAAGGAGTTCCTTTGGTTAATTTATTAGGAGTTGCATTGTAGGCAGATCTGTCAATCTGGGTTAAGGCAATATCTACAGGAGCTGTGGTTACTGTATTATTTCTAATAAAAGCCTCTAAAGTATCACTTATATCGCTAGGAAAATTGATACTATCACTTGCATAACTGTATTCAGCCTGACCTTCCACTAAAGGAATTTTAGCAAGTTTAATTTTCCATAAATGTATGCCTCTATTTTGCCATTCTTGAAATAAAATGTTTAGTGATCTTCTTGCACTTTTTAACTGGTACCCGGTCCGCGTTCCGCGGATATTAGTTCTCTCAAAAGCTTCCTCAATGATGTCATCAATAGTTGGGTTGAATGAAGTAGTTCCTGAAGTAGGTGGGGTAATGGTGGAAGTGTTTCCCATTCCTGCGGTAACTGAATTGTAGTAAAACAATACCGGAGCGCCGGTCGTTGCTACTGGAGCTACTATAATTTGGGTGTAAGCACCCGCACTACCTGCGGTTCCAATAGTAGTAACACCATTAGTGTAAGCAA